TGCAAGTCCAAGACCCTGCCGCTCAAAGCAACCGTAGGATTTCCAGAAACACCGTTGCCATTGGTTATGGCGATGCCGCTAGAACCCGATAAAAGCGTCCTAGGGACAATATTCCCACTGACCTTATAGAGTAGGCCTCCCGCAGCGTTTTGAAGGCTCAGAGCCGTTCCTGTAAGCTCTACGCTCAACGTAGACAACGCCCCGCCATCGACCAGAGTGATGCCATTGTTGCCAGACAGCGCCCTGCTGTTGGGTAGGGTCGGCTCTTGATTGACCGTCAGAAATGTCTGACTCTGGCTTGGAGACGCAGAGACAGCGGATGTCGTTGTTCTGACAGTGATGCCTTGCTGAACAATGGGAACGAGTTCAGTGCCATCCAACGGCTGTGCAGCAGGCAGTTGACTGATTGAAATGTTTGGCATTACTGAGGCTCCGGGGTTATCTCAAGCCCGTCCAGATTACCATTGTTCTGTGGGGTTTGAGTGTTGCCCTCAGTGGAGACGACAAACCCTCCGTAGGCACCACCAGTTCCAAGAATATCGTTCGGATTGGTTGCAACGCTCACATCAGGACGAGGGAATCGAAGGTTGATCCGCTCCGTCTTCCTAGCTGGCAAGCGATAAGGATCAAGCTCATCGCGGCAGTTTTCCTGACATACCATCAGGCCAGGGAAGTTTCTGTCAGGCCCGAGCGTTGCATGGGGGCGCTTCATCTTGCACCGATCACATACGGCAATCGCTATGTCAGAGTAGCCGAGGGTGTCGAGGAAACGCGGCATGACTTACCTCGTATAGACGCTGATATTCGGGGCAAAATAGATTGGCGATTTGTCGCGCTCTTCCTGTTCTGCTCGGTTCAGATGCTTTTCAGCTTGGCCCTCAAGGTACTGAATCCTGGCGGTATCAACCCCAGGAAGCTCCAGAGCCATCTTGTGCGACAGCATATTGAGGATGGCTTCATACCATCTCTGAGGGATTTCAATCTCGTCGGTCAGATCGCCAACATCCATGATCTGGCGCGAGTACCACACCGTCATCTGGATGAACGGATCGCTCGGTGTCGGCCACAGATAGATCGTTGCCTGGGGGATCGTGCGGTCAAACCAGAATTGATACGGCTGATTCGCTGTGAAGTTCTTGTTGGGCAGATTCGTGTAATCGTCACGGTTCAGGCGCGACATCTGGATTTCACGGCTCATGTTGCCCACATAAAACTCGCGCACCACCAGCGTATTGCCCCCGGTTTCCCTCATCCGGTAGTATTGAATGGTTGCGCCAGGGTCAATGTCGTACCAGAGCCATTCATTGTTGACCCAGGTCGTCACTCCGGTGTCTTCCAGCACCGTCCAGTTGGTTCCATCGGTGCTGACTTCGAGCAAGATGTGAAATTGACCCGACACGCCAGGAAGAATGCCGATTGAACCGGCATAAACATCGTTGTTTTGACCAAAATTGATGCCAATGTTGCCGTTCGGGGCAGTTTGGGTCACCATCGTGTCCACATTGTTGTCAAATGCGTTGACCGTGACACCAGAAGACGAAAAATACCCGCCATCAGAGTTTGGTGTGGGCCTTTGCATCTGCCGATACAGCACATTGAGGGTATCAACTCCCCCAAGCGGCAGCAAATACTGGTATTGATCTGGTTTCAGACCATAAACCTTCTTCTCGATGGCCCAATATTGAATGCCGATGTTAATCAGGTCGCTCAGAAGGAAGAAAAGCGACTCCTTGGCACTCAAAACCTGCTCAGAAGTGAGTTCCTCGGCAAGTTTCCCCGCCCGACGCGCCCCATGATCAATGAATTTTTGAACATTGAGTACAGTTGTTCCGACGGTTCCCGAGTAGGCCATATCAGCACTTCCATCTGTTTAAAGCCGCCGCCTTGCGTGTTGGCTTGCCCTTTTCGTCTTTCATCGGCCCAGGCATACCCGACATCCTGGCGCAAAATGAATCCTTGCGTGCGCCGCCTTGAGGCTGCGGTGCCTTCAAGTTGCTGCCCGTTGCCGCATTGTATTTCGCCCGGCCCTTGGCTGTAAGCCCAGCGCCCTTCTCAACAGGCAACTTTTCACCGCGACCGACAGCAAGAGACACCCCGCCGCTCTTCATTTTTTTCTCAGAAAACATCTTCTCAACCATGCCCAGCCGTTGAGGCTTAGTCGTGACATCGTTGACGATTTTCAATCGCTCAGATTTGCTTTTGGATGGCTCATAAAAACCAGCTTTTTTCAAGGATTGAGCTACGCCGCCATCTTTCATTTTTTTGTCGGCCTTGACAAATTCTTTGCCGACCTTTTGTGGCACACCACCAAAGCCGCCCTTAGTGTGGGCAGCCGCTTGCATCAAACGATGTTGGGCTAGTGATTTGCTTGGCATGATCAGTCCGGGTTCTTGATGTAGATTCCTTCAAACTCAGCAGATACGTTTGAAGCTCCGGCTGAAGCAACTGCCCTAATTTCAATGTCTGTTTTTTCAGAAAAGAAAATAGGTGTGTGAAAATCAATCACAAAATCTCCGTTACCGGCAGTTCGCACAGAACTTTGTATTCTAAACACACCATCAAGTGGGCGTTCAATCAACTGAAAGTTTGTCGATGCGTTTGCGGTTGAGTTTGCAGATGAGTAGTAAATTCCAGTCAAATAGAAGGTATAACCGGCTGGCACTGTCCAAAACGCCATCTGCGTTTGATTTGCGGTAAGTGTAATCATGCCGTAAATGTTTTCAGGCACACCAGAAGTAACAGTGCCAGTACCAGCGTAAATAGTACCTGCGGCAGTTGCGCCAGAACCAGCAGTAACAACATACATGCGAAAAATTCGCAGAAAGCTGTTAGTTGTGTTAACTTCAGTTTCACCGTTCAAGGCCACCGTTTCGTTGATTTTGTTGTAGTTGGCATCAAGACCAAAAATTGCAATAGTTCTTGCGCCAGTTCCATCAGCCGCGTCATCCGCGCTGGAACTAGAAATTTTCATAACAGTTGCGGCAGCAGGATACGCATATGTCCCACCTTGCGCCCAAACTGTTTCGATAGACGTGCCGACATTACCGTTAATGCCGAATTTAAACAAGGCATTGTGACCATCAACTTGCCCACGGGCCACCTGCAACTCAAACGGCTCATACGCGCCCTGACGGGTCGCGGAAGAATATGTTCCCATTTTTCAATCCTCAAGGAAAGCGGGGGCCGAAGCCCCCACCTTGTTTCAGCATGACGCTAAACCACCGCGTTTCTTGGGAGTCACAGTTACAGACTTTTGAGTCTCGGTGACCGACCCTTTAGGGGTCTCATCTTTGATGCCAAGCATACTCTTGGCTCCGCGGAAAAGCCGACGAGGGATGGATCGAATAGCTTTCGCCATATCCATTTCTCCCTCAGACGGGCCGATGCTCTTGTCATACGCACCTTTTGACAGGTCTTCAACAACCGCACCGCCATCAGCCTTCTTCACGCTGCCACCTTTTTTGAAGGTGCCAGACAGTTGATTAATGCTGACAGGAGCCGATGGCTTTTTACGGCCTTGGGGCATCGCTACGGGCTTGCCTGTATCAACAAGCCCCCCCGTAGCGTAGGCTTTTTTTGCGGAGCCACCTTTCTTGTAGCCGCCAGCATTGCCTTTGCGAACTTCACCCGTAGTGGTGTTGGTAACACCGGGAGGAGTCGAAGAGACGTTGCCTTCAACGCCGCCACCCTTGGCAAACTTTTTGACGCCGCCACCCTTTTTGTAGCCACCGTCGTTGCCCATACGGACTTCGCCAGTTTTCTTAGGGGTGTGATGCTCGCCCTCTGCGGTATGCATCAGGGTGTCACGGTACTTGCCGCCTTGGCTCTCGGTGTTGATGATGCCGCTTTTTGGAACGCCAGCCATCTTCACCATGCCGCCCTTCTTGTAGCCGCCCTGACCCATCACCACGCCACCAGTAGCGCAAGCCATACCGCCAGTTTTCAGGCCTTTGTGGGCCTTCGATGCAGGTTTCCCGGCGTGTTTTTTCAACGCCTCCATTGCATCGGCTTTGCCGCCTTTTTTCATCGTCGGCATGGGCGATGCGGGAGCGGGAACTCCACCCTGCATAGCGCCGGGCATAGCACCGGGCATAGCAGGACGCATAGCGCGACGACGAGCAGCCAGAGGCGGGCGCATGGGAGCCTTGGTAGGCATCATGCCGCCACGAGCAGGCATACCGGCAGGCATAGCTGCACTGGGCAGGCCGCCCATCTGCATCTTCTTCTCAACCTTGCCGCCATTTTTGAGTTTTAGCTCAACAGAAGGCTCAGTGGTCATCATTTTGACCATTGGTTTGAACTCAGCCATGGCCTAGCTCCTTAGGACGGGTTAACAGCAATACCACCAGCCGAAGCAGACGGAGCGGACATGTCCACATAAATCTGACCCAATGAGCTTGCATCGCTACCAAACTCGGTGATTCCAACCATCGCAGAGTTTTGAATCATCAGGAGACCGCCAGCAGAAGCTGCCAAGGTCGCAAGAGCATTCAAAGTCGTAGAGGTGGAAGCAACGTTGTTGATAAACGAGCAGCCCTTGAACAAAGCCCAGCGATCCATCCCAGCCGCAGCACCAACCTTGACGCCCAGAGGGGTCGCAGCAGACGCTTGGAAGGGGAAGATGCAGTCTTGGAACGTGTTACGAGCCGTGCCGCTAGCAAACTCAACCGTTGCATTCGCTGCGCTACGGGCAACAGTGTCGCCACCCAGAGTGCAGCTAATGAAGGTGTGTTCACCGCCACCGTTCAACTTCAACGTACGAGCATTGGCACCAGCAGCAGAAGCCGCATCAGCCATACCGTAGATGTTGACGTTGGAGTAGCAGTTACGATTGCCCGAGTCTGTCCAAGCAATCATGCTGGCAGAACCAGTTGAGAATCCGCAGAACACCGAGATGTTTGCGAAGTAGCAACCATTTGCCGTCACGTTGATGAACGCATCGCTATTGAAGGTCGTAGCCGTATAGGTTCCCGAGGGGGGAGCAATACGAGCACGTTGTCCAACAGCGGTAGGGGCGCACACACCAATAAGGTGAGTAGCGTCTTTGTTCCAGTTCAGCGTACCAGTGGTAGCAGAAGACGTGATCTCTTGGGCCAGAGCAGTCGACAGACGGGCAGAACCCGCTGCGGTGCCGTCACCGATCAGAACCACAACGTCATTGTTACCAGCCGTACACTTAGCAAGAGCGCCATAGAGAGTTTTCAAAGGAAGTTCAACGCTGCCCTCGTTACCATCAGCGCCATTCTCTGGGTCTACGAAGTAGTAGTTTCCAGTGAAAGGCAGACCGCCGATGGTGCCGAGAACGGGGACGCCAAAACTTGTGATCCCGTTGGGGAAGTTCGTCAAGGACATAATAGTCTCCCGTTCTCAGTGGCTTAAACGCCGGGGGTGCCGTACATGGCACGAGGATCGGTGAAGCCGACATCGTAACGCTCGGTGGCCTTGTAGCGCATCGAGTCAGTTTCAAAGTCGCCTTCCATCGTCTTCTCAAGACCACGGCGCATCATCAGCTTCATGCCTTCAGGTGCGTCAGTCTGAACCCACCATGCGGTGGGCGAGGTCAGACGAGAGATCACAGCAGCGCCTTCGTCCAGCAGGCCAATCGACTTCACAGGGTTAATGTCGTTGTTGGCGTTGCCAGAACGCAGCACGGATTTCAGCAGAACCTCGGCCTGGAAGACGTTGCCAGGAGCCACCACCAGTTGGCGGGGAACCAGACGAATCTTCTTGCCGTTGTTGTCCACAGCTTGACGAATCTGAATCAGCATCTGCTCCAAGGAGGTCTGCGACAGGTTCGCGGCAGTGGTCAGCAGGTTGCTGAAGGTGCCATTGACGATGGGGTGGCTAGAAGAGTTCAAAGCAACACCGTCGCCGCCAGCAAAAGCACCGCCAGTGAAGGCGTTGTTCAGCACGTTGGCGCACAGGGTTTCCTTGGTCTCAATCAGCGACTGAGCCAGATGCTTTGCATACACCTGACCGATGCGGATGTGATCGCCGTCCTCAACCAGCACTTTGGTCAGCGCGAACGCCAGACCATAGACGCTGTACACATAACGCTTGAGGAACAGCACACCGCCCTGCTGATAGGTCACCGGAGTGCCATCAGGCAGTTGGGGAGCCGCGCCAAAACCGTACAGGACAGGTTCTTCGTGGTAGTTGCGGGGAATGCCTTCTTGTTGACGGAACACGCGGCTCCATTCGTCGGCACGTTGGTCATAGACTCCGTCGAAGCACTCGTTGAGGATAGGCTCAACAATACTCCGAAAGTCCGTACTACGCATTGGGGATGCCATTTGTCAGCCCTCCTTAGATTGCGCCGCGGTCAGCGACATATTGATGTTCGGAGATTTGCACCTGAACAACAGTGAAAGCATCACCCCAAGCATTGCCGGGGAACGGAGCGAGGTTCACAACACGCATTTGCTTGCTGTTGCCAGCGCCAGCGGCAGAGGTGCCGAGCGTGCATTGGCTAAGGCCAGTGGTGGTGGAACCAGCGGTTTCGTTGGTAATGTCGAATTGCTCACCAATGGCCGCTTGGGTAAGCGAACCAGCAGCTTGCATTTCATACACGACCAGCGGGTCATCCCACACATACGCAATGCACGAACCGGTCTGGTATGCGGTGCTCGCAGGCCAGTAGTTCGACACGCGACGACGACCAGTGGTGTCAGTCCACTCAACGCCATCAAAGCCGCCGAGGAACGCATCACCCGTAGCAGCAGGCTCAATATTGCCAGCGGTTACCAGTTTGACCGGCTGGCCCTTCAAAATTGACGAGCTGTAGCCCGACACAATACCGTCCACATATGCGCGAGCGCGATCCAGACCAGAGGGATGGAACGCAGGACGCATACCGAACGGAGCAGAGGTTGCACTCATATTTACTCCTTGTTAGCCCTCGAATACGGGGGCAGTGTTTGGTTGCTGTTTGTCGATCCGACCAAAACCTTCACCCTCAACTTGCAAGAGTCTGCGGTTTGCACTGTCGCGGGCCTGACCTTGCAGACTTTCCAGTTGCACCTCAATTTTCTGCGCCTCCTCATGGGGGGCAGTGTGGTGCATCTGTGTCATAACTGCTTGATAAATGTCCATCGGCAGCTTGAAAAGCAGCATCTCATTGCAAGAGATAAAACCAGTATTTTCGCCAGACTTGACACGGAAACTATCGAACCCAGGCAACTCATCTGCTTTCACAGGGACGTACCCGAGACGCATTCTCTTGTCGATGCTGTCGTAAGTATTGGTGGTGGAGAGCCAGCACAAATGCCATCCAGGGATTGCATTGGCCGACAGTTTCGGCAGGGCCGATTGCGTCCACTCATCGCTCCACGCCTTGAGGCGTTCCTGCGCTGACATGAACTGTTCTTCTGCGGGGCGACGGCTCTGGTCTTGTGAAGACCGATCCTCGCGGCCACCAGCAGAAAGGGATTTTTTCAGACGAGATTCAGTCATTCTTAGCTCCTATAACCGGAATTTTGTGAACGCGCTTGCTCTGCATAACGCTTGATCATACGATTGCGAGACTGTGGGTTATCCCACATTCCTGCATCTTTGATGGCACGAACCTGCTCCGCGGAAAGCGTGAACGAATTCCGCATTCCACTTGCTGTCGTACCTTCGCGTCCAGAGCTTGTCACAATACTCCTCGGCCTTCGAGACGAACGAACATCCTCGTCATAGTTATCAGTGTAACGGTGCGGCAGGCGTTTTTGCAAGCGTTTGTCCAATTCTTGCCAATATTCGTTGCTTGTAGGATTCCAGCCTTCTTGAACCAGCTTTTGGTCAATGACTTTGGCGATTTCGGAATCCTCATCACCGCCTTCTGGATTAAACCAGTCGTTTTTCTCCATCCAGCGATTGGCATGGCGCTGCAATTCTGCGCTGTTGGCCGGGCTTTGGACATTTGCCGAACGAACCGCGTTTTCCTTTAACGCCTTGATTGATTCAACCTCTCGCCGGGTTTCGTACCACATCTCCTGCGCTTTGGCGAAAGCCTCGCCGTCACCAGCAGACGTAGCCTCAGACATCTTCATGCGGGCATATTGCAGACGCAGTTCCTTGTCCTCAATAGCCTTGTCGATACGGGCCAAATCGGCAGAATGGGTTTTGCGCTCCACATTGGACAGGCGCTCCATCAATTCCTGATTTTGCCGCTGGAGCATCACAAGACGCTGATCTTTTTCCTCATTCGTCTTCTTGATGTACTCCTTCTTGGCCTTGCGCCGGTTCCTGCGAGCAGCGCGAATGGCCTCGGTGTCATCGTCTCGGTCTTGGTCGTCTTCGTCGGCAGCAGCACCGCCTTCAGCACGAGCCTCTTCCGTCCCATCATCCTGATCAGGGCTGGGAATGCTGTCAGGAAGGTCAACGGTTACGGAACCGTCCTGCTCCTCCTTGACCAAAATTTTCTCTTCCGCTTGTGTTTCTGTCGTCATTTTTTACCTCTTAAATGAAAGCAATCATTTCAAGCGGGTTGCTGGTGACCTTGGCAATCACTTCATGGTCATTGAGGATCATGAACAAGGCTTTTTCCTGGTTCTTACCCACTTCGACCTCCCATCGATCACCACCCCACTTGGGCACGCGGATGTAGTCACCAACGCTGCACCACGAGCCTTCCGGCCACGGGTTCATGGTTTCACGATGTCTGAAGGCAAGAGGCCCAATCTCAATGACTTTCGCCACCATGTTTTGCCACTTCTCGGTTTCCCGTGTTTCTTGCGGCAAATAAATTCCGCTATCTGTTTTTTCCTTTGTGCCGCGCAGTTGCACAAGAATGCGTCCACCAAGAGGTTTCGCGCCGGGGTCAACGCTCGGAAAAGCCCGAGCCAATTCAGCGGCCATCGCCACTTCCGGTTCATTCATCTTCATCTGGTTCTTTCAGAATGTTGTTGAGGATTTCAAGAGCTTGTTCCAGCCCTTGATGTTGACCAACCATCCGCTGATACGCCTCCCATGTAGACGCATTCCCATGCGCCAAGGAAAGAGCTATTTCGCTCTGTGAGGCTTTGATACCAGCAATGAGGTCTGCGATAGTTCCCATTTATTTCTTCTTGGCTTGTGACAGACCTCCTTGGGGTTTGGCGGGGGCTTTTTGCTGGCCGCCCTTAGCTTGCAGGGAAGTGCCATCAAGGTTCTCGCCAGCGGCGATACGCTTGTGCATAGGCACGGCTTCGTTGTGGTACGGGTTACTGGTAGCCATAATTTCCTCCTGACATTACAGTCTTCGTTTCATCAAGTCTCAGCCTCGCCGCATCGCGGTTGAGCCGAGCCGCTTCGATGCGCTCGCGGGTCTCGTTGTCGCCCTCGGCAATAGCCAAGCGCAGTTCCAACTCCTCCATCTTGATCGCAACTTCCTCGTCTTGCTTCTTCTTCTGAAGCTCGATGTCGGCCTGATCCCGTGCTGCACGGCGCTGAGTCTCGGCCATGCTGGTCTTCTCCAGCACCAAAGCCTCGGGCGTCATCTGCGGCTGCGGTTTGTACTTCTGCAACTCCTGCGTCATCGCCTGTGTGATCGGCAAGATATTCTTGAACACGCTCTCGCTGTCCAACTGCAAATGCTGCGATGCAGCAGCAAATAGCTTGTCGATCTGCGGCGTCACTGAAGGATCGTCGTAATCTGTGATCCTGCCCTTGGCCGCGGAATTGACGTATCCATTCATGCGGTTGAGATACCACAGCGTCAAGTGCTGCTTGATATGCTCAATGGCATTGGGAATGAATGCAGGGGCGATCAAGGGATTGGCGCCGAACACCGGGTTCTTGGCAAAGTCCAGATGGCTTTGCAGGTGCGCCAGATGGTCTTGCTCGATGTAAGCGTAGGCCGCCTGCCCGATAGCCATCGCCACGTTCTCATTGGCCGCATCGCGCTTCTCAGGATCGGGCACGCCCTTCATCAACTCGTTGATCTCCGGCACCTTGATCTGCTTGAGGAACCGCTCAATCACTGCTTTGCGGTCAAACAGTTCGGCGTTCTCCTTCATCAACTGCATGACGGCTTGCATCTGAGCCATACGCTGCGTCTCAGAAAAGATCGCCGGGTCAGAGACAGGAATAACGTCAGTGTTGCGCTTGAAGTCTTCTTTTCGGATATCTAGATCAGCAACAACTTCTCCCTTGCGCTGCTCATCCAGATACCAACGATTGATGCGGCCAAGAATCTTGAGGATTCGGCCCTGTGCATCATGCAGCCTGGAGTGAATGGCCGCAAACACCGCGGCACCCTGCTCGATAAGCGCCTGGGTGGTGCCGACAGGTGCGTTAGAGGTGATGTCGGCAATCTTTTCTTCTGCCGTAGTGACCACGCCCTTGGCCGCCTGATCCAAAAAGCCCATCAGTTGGAACAAAACCGGAGACGGCGGGTTGAACGGCATCGGCATGGCGATCTTGCGGATGTCATCAACGCCCGGAGCGCCTTCAATCTCGGCAACCTGGGTGACTTCAACCTGCTGGCTCTGGCCGCTGATCTTGGCGCCTTTGAGCTTGAGCATCGTGGCGGCATTGTTGATGTGTGCCGAGTCCAAAAGAGCGCGTAGAGAGCCTGTCAGAGCCGCTGCAATCCCTCCAATGAGGTGCGGCAGGCCCACAGCATAGGCGCCACGCCACGGGATGAACTTGAACTCGACAATCCAGTCGAGCTTGGTCATCGTATCGTCGCCCTCTTCCCAGTTCCGATACAACCCCAGCACCTTATGCTCAAGGTTGTCGATCATCATGATGTAGGGAGCCATCTTGCCTTCAGAGCGTTTGTCGCCCTCAAGCTCCAACCATGTGTAGATATGGTAGACAGTGCGGCTGCCGTCAATATTTTCGCTGTCGTCCTTGCGCCCTTCGATCTTGTCATTGGCTTTTTCTGCCTTGGTTTCCTCCGGCTCCATTGAAGCGCGAGAAAAATTGCTGTCGATGTAGAGGCCACGCTGAATTCGGCGGTCAAACTCCCACTGCGTAATGTCCTGGCGCTCAGTTACACGCTGCGAGGTGTAGAAATTAGCCGCGGAGAACGGCAAGATGATGTTGTCGATGGGCACAAACTCAGCACAAGGACGCTTTTTGTCCTCGTCGTACCAGAGCTTCATGAACTGCGAGCCGCCCAGTGGAAGCTGAGTCAGCATCTGCTCCTGCTCGTCGCGGAATTCCTCGATCTGCTCGGTCAACTGCCAGTTCATGTAGTCGCGTTTGCGCTGTGCGACCTCCAGCTTTTCCTTCTCAACGTCTCCAAGAATCTTCGTGCGGGTCGGGCCGTTGGGCGGGAACAGTTCCTTGATCGCCCGAGAGGCGAAATCAACGCAAGCCTCGGCCATCACAGGGTGGACAACACGGCTGGCGCCTTGGAACTGAGCGCCACCAGGGGCATCGTTGCCCATGCCAGTGCGCTTGATGCCCTCTTCATACTGCTTGTCACGCAGCGAGCGGGCTTCCTTGTCCTTGTCGATGTAGTTGATGTACTGCATGGCGATGGTGTCGAGGTCGAGCGGATCGATCTCGTCACTTTCTGCCAAGTTCTCGTAGAAGTCTTCGTCTTCAGATGGGCCGCGAACCTTGTCAGGCAACATCACAACAGCAGAGCCGTCAGGCAACTCCTGAATCTCAGAGTCGTCAAGCTCAAGCTCAACCTCAACCGATCCATCCTCGTTCTCAGTCATGCCCTCTGGCATATCTTCTTCCATCTCCTCGTCGTCTTGAACATTTTGAGGATCAATCGGAAATTGTGTAGCCATAGTTAAGCCTTAGCCTTTCGTTTGTTCTTCACCTTGATCAAGCCGCCAATTGCTTCATTGATTTCTGGCTTGCTTATGTCGTATGTGCCCCGGTTGCCGATGGCAGATTTGATCTTGCGGGGATCAAGCACATTGATCTCACCGTCCTCAATCGCATGGATCGCATCGTAGCCAGCCTTCTTGACAAGCTCAATGACCTCATCATCTGTCAACTTGCCACTAGGATCAAACCGATTGAACAGTTCGCTTCCAGACCGATTGACGCGGGTAATTTCAAATGGGTTCTTTATTTGAGCGTAAACAGGCAAGACGTTGGGCTGGTTGGTGCTGCGCCTGAGATTGACAACATTCCCATATTCAGATGCCACCTTGGGATTCTTCGTCAAATATGTCCCCGGCCCCATAGCTCCGATGACAGATGGCTTGAACTCAGAGATGTCTGCGCCAGTGCCGTGATACAGCCGCTCCTTGACCTTGCTTCCCTCAAGCATCTTGTCAAGGTTGGCCTTGCGCTCTTCTGCCGGTAGGGTTTTCTGCGTTCCTTTGACACCCTTAAGAAATTTGGCAAGACCCCCGGCCTGCATATTGACCGCGCCACCCTTCTTTTTGCCGGTGTATTCCTTCATCAACTCCTCGTACATCTTCATCTCGTCAATGTGCTGGGGGTCAACCATCTGGCGCGGCGTTGCTGTCTGATAGACGCGGGTGGCATCTCGCGGGCGGTAGTTTTTCTTGATGAACTCGGCCACATCAGGGAACTCAAGCTCGGCAGGCACGGGGTATCTGGTGCGGCTGATATCTGATCCCGGCACCTTGGGGATGACATGGCTGTACGTTGGGTGAGCCGACAGCATCAGGTCGGCAGGATTAACGCTGGGATCAAGGCGCATCTGAGATAGGCCCGATGTCAGCACCTCAGTGTTGCGAAGCTCAGGCTCGGTGATGGCGTGAAGGATCACTCGACCATCAGGCAGCCCCAATTTGCTTGTGTAATTGGGCAGTTGCATCATGGCGTTGAAGTGCTTGCGAAGCTCTGGATCAAACGCAAAGTGCAGATATGCCGATTCCTTGTCCTCAATGCCAGGAAACCCTGGACGGGGGCCAGACTTCTCACTGCCCTCTCTGATCAACTTGTTGAACTGCTCAACCTGTTGCTTGCTCATCTTCTTAGGATCAATAGCCCGCAGATTGGCGTCAGCAAAGTGCATGGCAAAGTTGCTGCCCTGCGGCCCCATCGCCAAGAACTGCCCCAGCACGGGCGCCTCTTTGTTCGCCTGCGACAACTCCTGCACCCGCTTTTGGAACGTGGCAGCCACCGGGTTGTTCGATGCCCAGGCGCCCTCCCCGCCAAGTGCATACAGAGGCCCGCCATGCTGCGGAGATGGGAGGTCTAATTTATACGGGCCTGCACGGTACAGAGTCTTGTCTGCAATCGTTGTGTCGCCAGAGACGCCGATCTTGAGCATCCCCAACTGCTTTTCGATGTCGGCCACTTGTTGCGGCAGCAAAGCCTTGCCTGGAGTCGGACGGATGTCATGGGTCAGCCCCCGCTCCATCTCAAACTGCACGCGAGACTTGCCAGCAGGGTTGATGGACTTCTTTGGATCGGGCCGAACGAACTCGCCGGTCATCTGCTGCGCCATGCGCTGTGCAGTGGGGCGAATCTCTTCCCTAGTTTTGGCGGGCGCTCGGGGCAACTCAAGGGGCAGAGATGGCTCGGCTTTGGCGGCCTTAGAAGCCTTGGCCGCTTTTGCCATTCTGGCGAGGCCACCGGCCTGCATATGAACAGCACCACCAGCGGCCTCATTCAGTTCTGGCTTGTTGATGTCGTATGTCCCCTTGTTGCCGATAGCCGACTTGACTGCACTCGGCCTGTAGGACACCACCTCGGCCAAGTTTCCGTCTCGGTCGTACTCAATCAGGCCATCGTAGCCTTGAGCCTGCGCCCTGGTCTGCACTTCCTTGCCGATGTAGCCCTTGTTCTCATAGGCCCGCTCAACCATTTTGGCCGCCTTGGCAGAGTCCATGCCCAGAATCTCAAGCGCCTCAATCATGGGGTCTTTGTACTTGTCCGGCACTCCGGAACCACGAAGAATCAACGGGTTTTTGAGTTGGGCGTACACCGGGAGCATACTGCTGCCAACTTGTTCGGCATACGATCCAGCAAACTTTGGGTCGGGGGTCAAGTAAACGCCAGAGCCGAGTGCGCCCTCTTTGCTGGGCTTGAAGCGCCGGATGGCCTCAGTACCCTTGCCGCCCTCAGAAGCGGTCGTGCCGTGGTACAGGCGCTGCGGCACCTTGCTTGGCTCAAGGAACTTGGCAAGGTTGGCTTGGCGCTCGACGGCAGGCAATGCGTTCTGTGCA